AAGCGAAGAAGGTTGTAATGTCGTCCATTGACTTCTCTGGAGTTGAGCTAAAAGTCTTAGCTGCTTTATCCCAAGACCCAGTTATGTTGAAGGTCTTCAAGGAGGGCGGCGATCTACATCAGACTACCGCCGACAATACCGGAGTAACTAGAAAGATCGCCAAAACCGTAAACTTCGGTAAGGTCTACGGCGCTGGACCCAAGACGCTTTCCCGTCAGTCTGGTCTTACGGTAGACGAAGCCCAGCAGGTCTGTGATCTATTTGACTCAACGTATAGCGGAGTTACTAAGTTCTCCCATCAGTTGGCCTCTCCCATCAAGGGCGGGGTGAGAAACTACGTTATAACTCATACCGGTAGAAAGCTCCCAGTGGACCCTGAGAGGCCGTATGCGGCCCTCAACTACTGCATCCAGTCAACTGCAAGGGATGTTCTTGGAAGGGCCATGATAAAGATCAATGAAAGCGGACTATGGGAAACAGCCATGTTGCCAGTACACGACGAGATTATATTCTCATTCCCCGAGGAAAAAGCAGAGGAACTTTGCAGACAGGTCGGCGTTCTGATGGAAATGTCACTCAAGGGAGTACATATCGATACTGAGCCTGACCTTGGTGGAAGGTCTTGGGGCTCGCTATATACAGATGGCGAACATGAGGTTGTCGAACTAACTTTAGAAGATAGACTTCGGTACGGAGACGAATCTCTGATTTCGTGCCTTGAGGTAGGTGAAGAAGACACTTTCTTCTAGCAAATTAAGCGCATTACTTCAACAATACTTGCAAAACTTTGGAATTAAACGCAAAAGTTGCCGGTTGGGGTTGCCATGATGCCGATCACCGACTATACTGGCACCCGTCAAGAGCCGAAAAGCTCACAAACCCCGTATAGACGAAAGGAGAACGGTATGAATGACATTCCAGACGACTACGACTTTGATGAAGAGATCGACGCGGACGAAGAACGCACGACTACTTCAGAGTTATGGGATTCAATTATTTTACGCACGATTAGAAGGTACAAGGAGAATAATTCAGCATGAGCGGATACGTTACTACTTCAAAACACAAGATTCTGACCCGAGAGGAAGAGATTGTCCTCGGTCGGGCGGTTGTTGAGGGCCAGAAAGCTCAGGCCCGACTTGACGAGGCCAAAGAGGCAGAAGAAGAGCTAGACTTTGTGACTAGGCGGCAGTTGACCGCTAAGATCCGTGAGGGAAAGCGGGCTAAGGAAGATTTCGTTACCCACAACCTGCGACTCGCAATGGACACCGCGTCAAAGTACGCCAGAGCGCAGTCCAGAATGTCCTACGAGGACCTAATCCAAGAGGCGACCATCGGCTTGATGCGTGCTGTAGATAAGTTTGACCCAGAGCGAGGATTCAAGTTCTCCACGTATGCTACTTGGTGGTGTCGTCAGGCCTGCCAGCGGGCTATTGCCAACTACGGCAGGGCTATTAGGCTCCCTATGCACGTAGAGGCAGACGTACGTAAGCTTGTGGCTTTCTTGGAAGAGAACGCTTCTAGTCCTGTGGAATATACGAGATACGAGATTGCTGACTACCTTGGCTGGGACGATGACAAGCTTGACGAGATTTGGATATACATGGAGAATACCAAGCTTGAGTCGCTAGATAACCCTCTTTCTGAGGATGGTAGCCTTTCCTATATGGACACTATTGCCGATAGCGATATCTCTGTAGAGGATCATGGCATGGAGACTATGTTCGCTGAAACTATCATGAAGGCCCTTTCTGTTCTCCCTGAGCGGGAGTTCAAGGTTCTTGCCATGCATCATGGTTTGGGTGAATACACCCAGCCCATGACCCTGCAGGAAATTGGCGACCACATGAGTCTCACCCGTGAGCGAGTGAGACAGCTTGAGGCCAAGGCGATTGCCCGATTGCGGCATCCCTCTTCTGGAGTCGCTTGGGCGTTCTCTCCGGAGAACCAAGAGGTTTGATATAGGGCCGACACCTGATATACTGTGTCGGCATCAGCCCTCGTAGCCCAACGGCAGAGGCAGAGCACTTAAAATGCTTTCAGTGTGGGTTCGAATCCCGCCGGGGGCACGAAAGGAGATAAGATGAATATATTTGTAGTAAACACAGACCCAGTAGATGCGGCTTTATCTTTGTGTGACAAGCATGTCCCGAAGATGACCGTAGAATCGGTTCAGATGCTTGTTTCGGCGCTCCGTAGACACGGCGCAGAGGATGCTGATGTTCCGCTTACGGCAAAGGGAACGCCTCACAAGGGAGGGTACGCTAATCATCCAAGCACGCTTTGGGCGGGAGAATCACGACAAAACTTTAATTGGCTGCTGGAACACGCAGAGGCGCTTGCCGGTGAGTTCTCTTACAGGTTCAATAAGGAACATGCGTGCCTAAAGCAGTTGGACAAGCTCAAGGAATCCGCAGGCTTTGTTCCCTCGGGAGATCTGACGCCTATCGCTATATGCGTTGGCCCAGATCTTCAGGAAAAGTATGGGTCAACGCATTTACCCATCCACGAGGCCGTTGACTGTTATCGTGAATTTTACGTCTTAGACAAGTCTAAGTTCGCTTTGTGGCAGAAGGGGCGAAACGCCCCACATTGGTGGGATTCCTTGACATCCGACTTTGCCGATAGTAGCATAATCTCATGAGCACAGACAATATGAGCATCGACCCCAATGAGGTCATTCAGGATCTACTGAATCAGGTAAACCGTCTAACCGCTGACAACACGCTTCTTCGTGTTGCCCTCAGGCAGTCACAGGGATCGGCAGAGCCGGTACCAATGATTACCGACAGCAAGGTAGACATGCCCGATCAGACCAAGTGAGCCATTTCCCGGTATAATAAGATAAGTCTTACCGGGAGGAATAATGAGCGCTGGTCAGTATAACTTCATCTGCGAGCAAGGAGCTACCTTCGCTCGTACGATGACCGTTTTGGATAGCAGTGATGTTGCAAGAGACTTCACAAACTACACTGGGCGAATGCAGGTGCGGCGTCGGGTTTCTGACACCGAGGTTCTCGTAGAGCTTACTACGGAAAACGGAAGAATGACCCTAGGGTCAGATGGCGTTATAAACCTGATTTTATCTGCATCTGAGACCAGCGCAATTACAGACGAAGGCGTTTATGACTTGGAGCTTGAGGATAACGCGGGTGTGGTTGAGCGCCTTCTAGAAGGATCATTCTTTCTGACTAAGGAAGTAACCCGATAATTCGTGATACGTGAGTTAATCTGGCATAAAGACGGCCATTTCCTGACGCTCAGGATAAATAAAGCCGAAGTAGAGGTAAGTATCCTCGCCTGCCCCCACGGAGAGTCAAAAGACGCCGAGTGCTACCACGCCGCTATCGACGGCTGCATTGTTAAACACTTTGTAAAGGTATATGGGTTGGAGGTTAATTTAGGCCAAATTGATGCTAGCGCACAGTTGGAAGTAGCTTGGTCGTGCGAAGGCTCAGACTGGGATATCGACTTGGTTCATTTCTACATGATTCCAGCGGAAGATCCCCAGTTCAAGGACTGGTACGACGCTAAGACCGGCGACGAGTAGTAGTCAGCATTCTTCATTTCCGGTAGAATGTATATGATGGGTTCTATAGGAGGTTACTGTGGCCGTACAAGTTTTATCTTATCCATTTAGAGTGGATGACAGCCGTGGTGGCTTCTCTACAATTGACGACGAATCAGACACCTACAAGGCTCAGCAAGTAGCCGCTTTTATCAGAACCCGAAGATCAGAGCGATCCATATTTCCATCATTCGGCATCGATGACCCATTGTTCTTTACTTTCGATTCCGGTGAATTCTATGACTCGTTCTCCGATTTCTATCCTTCCAGCGTTATTTCTATAAATGAAATATCAGTTAGCAAGAGTGAAGGTAAAATAGACGATATAGTGGTTTCTTTCGAATAGGAATATAATGGCCTCTCCAGACTTCTCAAGATATGTAGATCTTACAATATACGACGATGATGCCGTAAGCTCTCTAAACGACATCCTAACGCAGGCTAAGGGCCTTCTCCCGGGCTGGATTCCCCGAGCAGGTCAAATTGAAACAGTTTTGGCGGAAGCAGTAGCATACAGAAGCTCTGAGCTCAGCAACGCGATAAACAGACTTCCAAACGCCACGGCTGAAGTGCTTTTGCAACTTTTTGGTGTAACTCGCAGCAATGGAACAAAGGCGACAGCAACACTGGAAATAACATTTTCCGATTCTGATGTTGTTTCAAGATCATTACCAGCAGGAACCGAGTTTCTATACTACTCTGCCATTAACAGCGTTTCCTACACTTTCACCCTAGATGCTGACTTCACACTGTCCGGCACCAAAGTTGGCACAGCAGCAGTCACGGCAAAGGGGGTCGGTAGCGGCTACAACTTTAGCGCCGATGACCAAAATTTGGTCATACTTAGCAATGCTTCCTACTTCGAAAGTGCGACGTTTTCCGTTAGCCCCAGTGGCGGCAGGGACCCAGAAACAGACGATCAATATTTCAACAGAGGAATGGCGCTGTTGGCAAGCTATACCTCAGCTCTAACTACAGCCAACCAAATACAAGCGTATGTTTCAGCAACAAAGTCGTACGCAAATAGAGTTGCGGTGTATGATCGTCGCAGATACCGAGATAGAGATGTTACCGGAATCTCCTACACAACCCATGACGGCTATGCTCTAATTGCTGCTGCTGGCGTGGTTTCAGATCCTGCGCTTGCCGCCACAGAAGTGCAAGTTGCCTCCAGTAATCTTTCTGATCTTTACGATTCAATCAACGCTAGAGTCCCAACCGGTGTTTCAGTGGATGTTATGACTGCCGAGCTTGCTGAAGTTGATGTTGAAGTCACCTGCGCCATAAAAGACGGCTACGTGTCAACGCAGGTAAGAACAGCGATTGAAAACGCTATAAAAAATTACCTAGACCCAAATACTTGGGACTGGAGTCAGCAGTTCGTTCGTCGCAGTGAAATGGTTGCCCTTGTCGACGGCGTTGAGGGTGTTGATTATGTTAGCGATGTCAAGTTCAACGGCAGGGCTTTAGTTGGCGAAGACAACATCGGATACTACGCATCTTCTGGTGGTACCGCAGCTAGCGCCAGCCTAGACATATCTTCCGCCACACCGTCTACCGAAATTCCCGCCGGTAGTGCGTATTACATTGTTTACACCGGCGACGCAGATAATCCAATTGTCTACACCTTCACCACTACGGCTTCAGCTTCAGCTGACGGCACTGGCGCTGTGAACGGAGTGTCAGCTGTAGCTATTGCTTCTGGATCAGGGTACAACGACACCGCCAACGGCGGAAATGTTGACAGCGCAGGCACATTTACTGGTAGCACTTCCGGAACAGGACAAGCGGTCATAACCTCCGGAACTTCAGTATATGGAGGAACTGACAATTCTGTAAGGTACACATTAATGCCGCTATCGTCAGCCGTCTCCAGTACTTTGGTGCTAAGAAATCTTGGAACCCTAGTAACCTACGGCTCAATAACAGTAACTTTCTTGTGACGGTGGTCTTATGAGATCAGCCAATGTTTTATCTGAGTCAGCTCAAGAGTTTGGGTATAGGTCAACTAGCGCCTATGGGGGATGGGAAGTTACTTCCGGATCAGCCACACTTAAAAGAATAAATGGTATCGGCTACTACAGAAAGTATGTTCCAGCTGGGCTGGATGTCGGATCGTCCGACTACGGAAACATGCTGGTTGTCACTTCTACTGGAGCCAGCGCTATAGACTTGTCTTCAGAACTATTTCCCGTAAATAGAGATACTCTGTATAACGCATACTGTGTTTTTTCCTCTCAGTATGACCAAAGAATTGGAAGAATATTTGTAGATTTTTATGACGCAGAAGATGCTTTGGCTCCACTCCCTGACGCCAATACTTACTCGTTGAGAAACTCCACAAATGTTCTTTCTGCGTCATTTGGTGCGACATCACACACAATTATTCTGTCACCATCAGATGCCAAGTTCGCCAAGATGCGACTTAGGCTAACAGATGCGGATGACTTGGGTGTGCTTACATCTAACGATAAGTTCGTTCTTTACGATCCAATAATCAGCAGCATTTCTGAGTACGAAACACCAGAATTTGCTAGAAGAGTTTACGAGTCTCTGCCTGACTTTATGATTGAAGACGATGCCCAAATCACAGACATAATCAAGTATCCCACGCAGCCAACATCGCCATTACGGAAGTTTGTTGAATCTCTCTGCAGTCGAATGTCTGCGATTGCAGAAACAGCAAGCTCATTCCAATACACAAGACCCACTGAGGGCACAGAAAGCAAACCACTACTAGTTGACCCAGACAATGCTCCGGTTAGCTATCTTCCTTGGCTTGCCGCAGTTACTGGCACAACCCTCACGTCCATCGCCGCAGGATTCACTCCATGGCTTGCACTTGAAGCACTGGACTTAGATAGCGACTCAATATCCGGAGAATGGGAAGACCTTGAGCTTTTGGCAGATTGGCGTTCTCTGGAGGACGTAGACCCCGACTTCTTCGACAGCATTAGCGTTTTCCGAAATTACATCAGAACCGGATTTACAGGCATCAACGGCGGCAAGAAAACCACTATCGAAGAGTTTATTAGATCTACACTGACATCAGAAAACCCTGACGAAGAAGTTGTGGTCCTTAAGCGCAAAGACAGAGATACACCCTTCAGGTGTGAGTTGCTGGTTGGTCCTGACGGAGATCCAGATGAGTCTGGATCGCTGCTTGCCAGCTTCGCCAACGACGGTATGCCTGTTGGCGTGGCAGCTCTGAAGACAAACCTAGTAGAAAGGTCAGGAGATGCGGATTACGAGATTGATCTACTGGTTGAATACGAAGCAGGAGAAGACGCGGTAGGAGTCCATGACTTCACTCAAGGTTTTGTTTACGACGCCGCTGGCTATGGCAGGAACCTTCTTCTAAACTCCACTGATGATACACAAGCTCCAGACTTGGGTGGTGGCGTAGGGGAGGCTCACTTCACTTTCGGGACTTCATACTTCTCAGGTGACGGTGCCTACTGGACTTCCGCTGAAACCCAAGGAGTCGATCTAACCGACAATGACAGCGGATACGAAATATTCGTTGAGCTTGGAAACGTCCATCAAATATTTGCCGAACAGGTCAATACGTTCTATCCAGCCGGTGTTCCCGCAGGATATTACCTGAGAGAAAAAAGACTTCTTGCGTGTGGGTTTGACCTGTCGGAGCCAGACGGCAATGACTGGGCTCTCTATATCGTTGCCGGAACTTCTCTATCGTTTGAGTGTGGGTGCAGGCTTCTCTTGGTAGACGGCTACAAGAATATGACAACAGCAAACTACGCACTGTCTGAACCAATTAAGCTGTCCGCCAGATCCTCTACACGCCCCCTGATTATCAGGGTTAGGAAAGACACAGACAACAATGTGACGTTCTACGCACAGAACTCCTACTACGGAAACTGGGAAGCAAACAAATATGGCACCGACACGATAGTGCCAAACTCAACAACAGCCGTACAGCCCGCTATTCAAGTTGGCGGAACGCTAAGCAATGGCTTGTGGTCAGACGCCGATCAAGTATCGGCGGCGTTCTACAGAGTTATGGTGTTTACCAGAGCGCTGTACTTTGAAGAGTCTATGTCACCGTCAGGAAATACTGTTGCGGTTGTAGAAGGTCAAGCAGTTAAAGATCATGAGATATTTGACTATACACCAAACTTTTTCATAAACTTTAAGAGCTTAGACAATTACGATGAATCAGTTACTGGCGTTGAAGACGCTACAGCGGGAATAACTCTATTAGAAGATGACTCATCACCTGCATTAGAGCCCGCTGGACTATTCGCCGCAGTGGGTGAAGGTCCAGTTTCATCAGAACCTGTAGTTTCTCAAATGAGCATGGCGGAAATGGCAAATGATGTTTATATTGGAACAGAAAATATACCACAAAATGATCAAACCGCTGGGGCTGGTGGATAAATATGGCTGAGTTCGTAACATTAAGTTTGAATAGACCCGCATCAAACGATAAGAACATTAGAGTGTGTAAACCACATGGCACGCATGGGTCTTTGTGGTACTTCGGTGAAGACGCAACTGGAGCTGAAACCCTATCTGTTACTGGACTCACTTTGGGAGACTACGATTGGGTTGTACACACAACTAACATATCAGATGGTTCAATCAATACGAGTTCTGTTAATTCAACTAGCAGCGTTACATCAATAACCCTGTATTCTGCAATATGGGGAAACAGTACAATAAATTCAGTAGAGGTAATGTCCAGCGGCGGCACCGCAGGAAATGGAACGTCTCCCGGCGGTGATGCTGTTGCGTATTTCCTTCCGTCAACAATTTCCGCCAGCGCCACAAGTGGCGAAGACTCCTTTGGCAAAACTTGGACGGTAAGTAGGTCTTGGCCAGCTTCCGCTGCGTACATGCCAAGTCAGGAAATTGACAGATCGTTCTTGCATATGCACCGAGGATCTTTGGAAATGGCAAATCCACCGGTGATCGAAACCTATGAACCATTTTCAATTTCGCTAGCAATACGGCGACACTGGGACGACAATGAGCAGCATGATATCTTGAATTTCAATAATCCTGACGGTTACGGATTAAACGTAAAGTACGATCACACCAACTTGGTAGCCACGTTTAGTAATAGCACTTCAAGTGAGGAAGTGTCGTGGGACGAGAATGGTGAAATAGGACTGTGGCACGTAGTTGTTATTAGAAAAAATGTAGCTAATGGGTTGGATTTATGGGTAGATGGTGTTCAGGTAGATTCGACAGAAGCTACAGTTTCCGAAATATTTGCAAACCCCGTGGATAGCATGATAATAGGCGAAGGATCTTCTTCAGAGTGGAATCCAAGATTTGGCTTTTCGTCATTTAGTTACTACCAAAGATATTTGACCGAAGGCGAAATCGCTCTACTAACCAGCCAGCTTTCAGGATAGAATATCCATATAACCTCAGGAGAAAATTATGGCAGTAAGCACAACTAACAGATTCGGTTTATACGTTTGGGGAGATGGTGGAGATCCATTCACCCGCAACCAGATGACCCTTTCTCACTCCAATCTAGATCTTCGCGCTGCTGGCTATTCGCAAGCTGGGACCAAACCAGCAGCGGGCTCAGAGTACGAAGGCTTTTTCCACTGGGATGGATCGACTCTTTCGTATTGCGATGGGACTGACTGGTATGATGTTCGCAAGTTTGGCTCGTCCGTAAACCTAGACGGATCCGCATCTAGTGGAACTGTTGATTCAACTGCGCGGGCAGACCACAAGCACGGAATCGACCCGTCCACCATAACAACGGCAATGCTTCAAAGTGCATCAGTAACCACAGATAAGCTAACTGATCTTTCAGTGACAACAGCAAAGCTTGGCGCCGGATCGGTAACAAACGCCAAGCTTGGAAACGACATTGACGCCAACAAGCTTGCCACGGGAACAATTCCCGAAGCGCGAATCGCAAACAACGCCATAACCGCCTCAAAGCTAGCGTCATCCTCCGTACAAGAATCAAAGCTTGCTACTGGAGCGGTAACTACAACAAAGATAGCGGATGCGAATGTAACATCGGCTAAGTTAAGTGATTCCGCTGTCACCACCACAAAGATAAGCAATCTAGCCATAACCGCAGACAAGATCGCAAACGCCACGATAACGACAGACAAGATCAACCAGACCTTTATAAATAGCCTACCAAAGGGTGTTGTTTTACTTACCGAGAAAACCTCAAATACCGGACTCGGAAGCTGGACACTAATTACCGGTGGGACTTTCCAAGCTGAAGCGGGCAGATACTACAAAGCCACCACACAGGCTTCCTTTGACGGCAGCGTTGGAGCCGGACAGTACCGCTTAGCTGTATACGTAAATGGAAGCAGCGTTAGCAGTCAGGGCACTCAGTTCTATCAGTCTAGTCACGCAGACTCACTTAATGTAAGCTGCGTCTTTGTTGCCTCAGGCCCCACAACCGTAGAATGCCGTGGCTGGCAGAACAACGGCGGATTTGCTTATCCAACGCAGTTGGTCGTTGAAGACATTGGGCCAGTAACCTAACAAGTCTCAGGAGTTCCCATGGGACATATACTACAAAACGGAGCACCACATGTGGCAAGAATTCATGAATATGTCCCTGCCCGCCATTGCTGGGTCTGTGCTTACATTCGCGGGAATACTGACAACAAATCAGGTCAAGAAGAGTCGGATAAAGTTCGATGTGGAGACAGCGCAAGATAAGGTATGGCTGGATATCGTGAAGCAAAGCAGGATAGAATACGAACTACAGCGTAAAGAAAACAACAGGCTCCGATATATCACTCATCATCTCCAGACTGAAATACAAGAGCTGGAAACCAAGAACTCAGAGTTGCTTGATGAGGTTGTATCCCTCAGAATGAAAGTCAAGGATTTACACAATGGGTGATAGCGACAACAATTTCAGCGAAATGTCCGGAGAAGACAATATCGATGAGTTGCTTGCCACGCTATCAGAAGCAATAGGTGAAAAAACAGGACAGCCTGCCGGAATAGGCGAAGTGGTGAAGTCTATTGTTGACAAGGCCGGGGACGATGTTCTGATGGTTGGTAATTTCGTATTGTCGGCTGAAGTAATAGATGCGGACGGGGAATCAAGCGTTCTGGTCGTGACTTCTGACAATGTTCCCGAATGGATTGCTCGTGGCCTTATACTCGTAGCCGAGGACTACTTGACAGGATACATCTAATGACTGCAGGACTTTACGACTTTCATTGCGTTAAGTCTCAGCCCCTAAATGTGACTATAACGATCAAGAATCCCGACAACGATCTAGCCAACCTCCGAATCTACGATTCAAGAATGCAGGTGAGAAGATTGATGTCTTCTCCTGATTATCTAATTGAGCTGAGCTCAGACAATGGTAGACTAATACATGACGCCGAAAATGGCAAAATTTACGTGAGTTTGACCGCCGAAGAGACTGCCGCAATTGCCGATAATGGCATTTACGACTTGGAGTTAGTCAATCGCGCTAATGGAGCTGTCATTAGGCTAATACAGGGCAATTTCTACCTCACGGAGTAATAATGGCTGACAATACAGTTCAAGTTAGCGAAATACAAGCTAATACCGTAACTCCTTATGACATTATCAACTCCGTAACCGTTGCGGAGACCACAGAAAACGAAGTTACGGTCGTTGCGGCTACGTTCATAAACGACCAAGGCGCTAGTTCCAAGATATTCTACGGAACCACCTCGCCAGACCCATCAGTCGGTGAAGAGGGCGATTTCTGGATCAATATTTCACTTGGTCAGCTATATGGGCCCAAAGGTCCAGATGGATGGCCCTCCGCTGAGCTGTATTTGCGTACTAAGCGGTATATCCATGATCAGCCCGTCCCCGCCACCACTTGGAACGTAGTCCACGATTTAGGGGGAAGACCTTCCGTCACAGTAGTCGATTCTGCAGGGACAGTGGTCCACGGTGAGGTATCATATAGTAGTGATAGCGAAATACAACTGAATTTCTCTGCACCATTTTCCGGAAAAGCATATCTTACGTAGGAGGAAGCCTGAATGGCTCAGAAGTTCTTAACCAGCATTGATCTCACCACGAATGAGCTTCAGAATGCTGTAGTACACAATCTTTCAACTGCTCCTACTGGCATTGCTGGCCGCTTCTACTACGATACCACCGCAAATACGCTTCGCTACTATGACGGAACGTCATGGCAAACTGTAATCTTTGAGGTCGCATCAACGACAGATCAGCTAAATGTCAGCCTAGCAGACGGCTCGCTGAGCCTTAGCCTTGATGCGGCATCCACGAATACCGCCGATACCCTCGTACTAAGGGATGCGTCGGGCAACTTTAGTGCTGGTACAATTACCGCAGATCTAAGTGGTGACGTTACCGGTAATGCCGATACGGCATCTGCACTGCAAACAGCTAGAACTATTGCCCTTTCAGGAGACGTTGCCGGAAGCGTCTCCTTTGATGGCTCGGCAAACGTAACAATCAGCACAACTATTCAGGCTGATTCGGTTGAACTTGGCACCGACACCACGGGCGACTACATTGAAGCAGTCGGTGCCGGAACTGGTGTTACCGTCTACAACGGCACTGGTGAGGGTGCTTCAGCAACAATTGCCATCGGTCAGGACGTTTCGACAACTGCAAATGTCACCTTCAACACTGTAAACGCTGATCTTACCGGCAATGTAACCGGTCAAGTTTCAGACATCTCAAACCACAGCCTTGATGAGCTTCAAGATGCCGCAGCAAATATTGGCATGGGAAGCAACCGGATCACCAACCTAGGTGCTCCAGTAGACCCAACAGATGCTGCCAACAAGGCTTACGTAGACGCTGCAAGAACAGGCCTTGATGTCAAGGCTTCAGTGCTTGCGGCTACAGATGGATCTAACATCGCACTTGATGGTACCGTAACCTCCCTAGACGGTGTTTCCCTTTCAGATGGCGATAGAGTTCTTGTAAAGGACCAAAGCACCGCTTCCGAGAACGGTATTTACGTAGTTGACTCCGGCGGCTGGACCAGAGCAGAAGACGCCAACTCTGACACTGAAGTCACGCCCGGAATGTTCACCTTCGTTGAGGAAGGTACTGAGAACGCCGACTCTGGTTGGGTTCTTACGACAGATGCTCCAATAACTGTTGACACAACCGGACTTGACTTCGCTCTGTTCTCGGTTGCTGGAACAATTCTTGCCGGTGACGGCCTTAGCAAGACCGGAGACGTACTCAACGTCAACGTCGACACCACGACCATTGAGATCAACGCTGATACGCTCAGAATCGCCTCAGGCGCCGCTGGAGCCGGTCTTTCGGGTGGTAGCGGGTCAGCGCTTGCTGTCAACGTAGCAAGCACTGGCGGCTTGGAAATCTCATCTGACAATCTTCAGATCAAGATTGATGGAGCGGTATCTGGCCTAACTACAACTTCTAGCGGCCTAGCGCTCACAAGCGCCATCGCCGGAAGCGGACTGACCTTCACTTCGGGCGTACTTAGCGTCGATACCATCGATCTAACCACAGACGTAACTGGTGTTCTGCCAATTGCAAATGGCGGTACCGGACAGAATACCGCCGCCCTAGCTCGCAGCAACAGCGGACTTGCCACAGGCGACAGCAGTGGCGGTAGCCGTACAACCGACGCTCCAGTACTCGCACGCCGAGTAGCCCAGACCGTCGGAAACGGATCATCAGCCTCCTTCACCATCACCCACGGTCTTGGGACGAAGGATCTTGCGGTCACAGTATACGACGTAAGTGGTGGATCAGACGACGGAGATGTTGTTTACACCGACATCAACTACACAAGCACCGATGCCATTACAGTTCAGTTCGCATCCGCGCCAGCCAGCAACGCATACAGAGTTGTCATCTCTGGCTGATAAGATGTTGCGGACCCCAATCCGCAACGCTACCAGAATTTCTGGTAGTTACGCCGTACAGGCGACTTACCCGACGAGGGGGTGGGTGCCTGTATCTCAGGTGCCCACCCTCTTCGTTATGTTATAATAGCACATAGCATCGTTTATTTTGCCCTGAGGGGCAAGCAGAGAAGGGGCGGTTGAGGCCGTGGCACAAAAGTTCAAGACTTCTATTAGTATTCAGGAGCTTGCTACCGCCGCATCTCAGGCCCTTGGAATAAAGCTTTACGGTGAAAACTTCAATCGCCTTCAGGTAGATGCTGGTGGCAAGATTACGTGGGGCGCTGGAGCTTCCGCAGGTGATGTCAATCTTTACAGAAGTGACGCTGAAACGCTAACCACCGATGATATTTTCCACGCTGTAGCGGGTGTAATCACCTTAACAACCAGCGGTGCCCCAACCGCCGCAATGGCAGACGGCGCTCTTGCTATTGACACTGATAACGACGCTTTCTACTTCAGGTCCAACTCAACGTGGCAGCAAGTTACCGGTGGGGGCGGAAGCGCTTCTGTGACTGTTTCGGATGATGCGCCAGTTGCTCCCGAGGCCGGAAACCTATGGTACGAGTCCGATACGGGCTCAATGTACATTTACTACGATGATGGGGATACTCAGCAGTGGGTTGAGGTAGGTGGTTCGGCTGTAGTAGCCATGACCACTTCAGATACCGCTCCAGCAAGCGCAAACAACGGTGATCTATGGTTTGAGACAGACACCGGCAAGACGTATGTTCGATACGACGATGGAACCTCTGCTCAGTGGGTTGAGATTGGTGCCGCCTCAGCGCTTTCAGCTCAGGGACCAGATGGATCTATTCAATTTGCCAACACGGGTTCGCTAGACAGCTCCCCTGATCTTTACTGGGACGACGCAAATAGCAGATTGGGCGTTGGCACCAATACTCCTTCAACGGCACTTGAGGTTGACGGCACAGCCACTGCGACAGAATTCTCTGGACCCCTGTCCGGCAATGCAACCACAGCATCTGCTCTTGAGACCGGAAGATCGATTGAACTAACCGGAGACGTAACCGGCATTACCGTATTTGATGGATCATCAAATGTAACGATCAGTGCTTCACTGACCGCAGAGACATCTAGTCTGGGAAATCTTTCTGATGTAACGGTAACCAACGCCCAAAACGGTGAACTTCTAATATACGATGGTACAGAATGGGTCAATGATTCTTTGCCAACGTCGGAGCCGATGGGCCATGAAGACCGGACCGCCAGCACAATCTCCTTTGATGCAGGCACCAGAGTATTCTCCATCGCTCCAGTTGGTGCTTCGCACACAGTCTGGTGTGCTGGAATTCGCTTCGTAAAGACAACTACAGAGACGGTAACCCTTCCCAGCACCCCAGCGCTGTATTACATCTACTACGACACGAGTGGTGTTCTACAATACCAAACCTCATACTTCACATGGCATGAAGACACACCTACCGCCTACCTGTACTGGAACGGCACCGACTATCTGCTGTTCGATGAACGCCACGGCATCACCCTTGACTGGGCAACCCACGAATATTTGCATCGCACTCGTGGGGCAGTAATTGCAAATGGCTTGGGCGCATCAAATTACGTAACAGATGGCGACGGATCAGCCGATAGTCATACGCAAATAGATATTGCTAACGGAACTTTCTTTGACGAAGATTTAGAAATAAACATAACGCACTCAGCAAGCCCAACAGCCAATTCCTTTGAGCAAGTTCTTCAGGGTGCTGCCGAAATACCCATGATCTATCTGTCCGGAACTACTTGGACATTTGATTCTGCCACAACATTCCCGTTAAAGCTTGGGTCCGCTTTACCCACTTATAACCTCAATACAGCCGGAACTTGGTCTACTCCAGACTTGGGGAATGGCACATTTGGCGTTACATGGATTGTTGCAACCAACATTTTGGGTTCCCCAATCATTGGAATCATGGGCCAAGAAGAGTACAACAATATCGGGCAAGCCGAAGCAGCGGAGTGGTCTGCTCAATACCTAGACAACTTCCCTGTAGTGGAAATGCGCCCTCTTTTCAAGGTTGCTTACGAGGTAAAGACATCTTACACCAACACCAACTCCGCCGCAATTCGTGGGGTATACGATTTGCGCCGATACGGGTCGGGATCAAGCGATATACC